GCAGTACTTGCAATACCAACCCATCCATCTCCATTATAGATTAATAACTTATTAGTTCCTGAACTCTCATCAAAAGATACATCATCAAGGTCTTTAATAAACCCTGCACCACCGCCACCGATAGTGGCTAGTTGTGTTTGTATTCTATTAATGAATAATCTGTAGTGTTGTTGTAACTGATCAAGGGTTACAAATTTCTTATCAAGTTGAGTTAAAGGATCTGTTGTTTTATTTGATGGTTTACCTGGTATGGTAGGGTTATCAATATAAACTTCATTTACCTGTTCAGTTAAAACTGTTTTTTCATTAAATTTTTTGAACACTTCTTCTATGTGCTCAATTTTATCAGTTAACTCTTTATTTTTTTCTTCAATTTTATCAAGTTTTAATCTGTCAACTACAACTTGAAATTCATTCCTGAGACCACTAATATGTTTTTCGTTTACAGTAAAATCAACCTTAATATCTTTTAATTTTTCAGATAAATTTTTCTCAAATTCACTAACTTCAACTTTGAAATCTTCATAGTACTTGGAAGTTCCAGTATCTAAATTTGCTTGTAATTCGCATATATCATCAGTGAGTGATGACTCTAATTTGTTAATTTTTGCAGAAAATATTTCTATTGAGTTACCAAAACTTTCTAATTTTTCATTCTCATGTATTTCTCTTTTCTTAAAATCTTTATATAAAGAGTCGTAAGTTTTTGATATTGATGATACTTCCTCTTTAGATTCAGAGATGGCTTTATGAAGATCATTTACTTTCTGATCAACAAGAGTATCAATATCATTTGATTTTTGATCAACATTTTCTGATAAGGATTCTATTCTATTTGTTAAAGATTGAATTCTCTCAACAACTTCGTTTTCTAAAGACTTGACATCTTCCTCAGATTTTATTTTCGATTCTAAAAGTAAACTACTATATTTTGGAACCTCTTTATCAACAAACTCTTTTACAGTGGAATTTAATTCATCTATTCTTTCTTTATAAGTTTCATTAACATAGGTGATTCTTTCATCAAATACATTCTTCGCCTCTTTAATTTTTTTATCTGTTCTTATTTCAGTTTCTGCAAAAAACTTCTTATACTCTGGAAGATCTTTTTCTAAGATAGAATCTATTCTACCATCAACAATTTGTACCTCACTTTTTATTGAGGAAAGTTGATCTTCATTTATACCCTCTACATTTTCAGTAATATTGGCAAGGTTTAGTAAGACCTCTTGATTTATTTCATTAACTCTAGAATCTAAATCATCTTTAAAATTTAAAAATCTTTGATCTACTCTAGTTTCTGATTCAGTTACTAGTTTTTTATATTGTGGAGCATCTACTCTTAAAAAATTATTTACTAATTCTGATAAGTCAGAAACCTCTTTGTTTATATTGGAAACTGCCTCTCTATTAATAGTGGTTGCTTTCTTTTCAATCTTAGTTATTGATTCTTCTACAAAATATAGATGTGCCATCATAGCATCATCTAAATCTTCTTTCCTAATTAAATTTTGAATATCTTTTTTTACATTTACAATCTCTTCAGATAATCTATCTACCTTATCTACATTATCTTTAAATCCATCAAAAGTATCTGAAAAATCTGTTAATGATTGTATGTGATTTAAATTTGATTTAAACGCAGTAAACGCTTCTGAAACTCTTTCGATTCTATCTGGATTGGCAATATCCATTTCTCCCTTGATGGTATCAAGAGATGTTGGATTCTTATCCTTAAAAAAATCTGACGGTTTCTTGAGTGGCACTTATAGACTCTCCATTACAATTATATTTATTTCTTCTCTTTAGAGTCACTTTGAGCTTTAATTAATTTTGAAAGATCTGCGGTAGATCCAACAAATAAAGCGTTAGTGACATTAGTAGGCCCTTTTGATACAGACTCCTCTTGAACGTCTTTAAGTTTTTTCTGAAGATCCATCAACTTATCAGTTGCATCAGAAACACTCTTAATCAACTGACCAGCAACTTCATATGCTCTAGGCATCTGACTATCTTCAGCAAGTTCGAGAATACCATTGATTGCTTCTTGTCCTTTTTCAATTATACTATAAAGATTACCTCTTGTGTACTCATAATCTTTCTCAATATCATCTTTGGTGACATTTGTAAGTTGATTTTTTCTAGTAGTACACCCTCCTTCAGGAGTAGTGCTCACTTCAGGAACAATACTTGATTCTATGTTAAAAGTATCATCTAATTTAGTCATTTTCATCACCCAACCCCAGATGAATAGGAACCATCAAAGCCAAAGTCATCACCAAATTCTATTAAATCACTGTCCTCACCAAGACCAGAGGCAGCAGTATCATAATCAATACTCTTGACCTCTGCTCCAGTTAAATGAGATACTGCAGTTGTATTATCTGCTCCTCTTTCCACTGTAATAGTATTGTTACTCTTAGAAGTAACAAACATCTCCTCTCCATCTATCTCAATATATTTCTTGAGAACTATATCCGAATCTGAATTTACATTTATCACAGTCTCAGTTAAACCAATGTCAGATGATAAGTTTGTAAGAACTTCTCCTTTGTAACTTCTTAAAGCTCTTGGTGTAACAGAATAAGTAACATCTCTTTCTGTGCTCTTTGATCCTCCAGCAAGATAGTTGATAGATGTCTTCTTGATAATATCGGAAGTAGCAGTAGAAACTGGACCAAACAAATATGTTTTAGCACTAAATCTTAAAGTGTAAAGTAAGACTCTACGTGTTGAAAAATCTCCCTCGTATTGATCATCCATAGTTACACTTTCTAATATAACTGGAATATCTCTTTTCTCTTTAATAGTCTCTACAAGTTTAACAGATAAATTATATGCAGGTTGAAAGTATGGAAGTATTTGTTCTACAATTTGAAGAGCATCATCATTTAATTTACACATGATAGATAACTCAAATTGCATACTATAAGGAACTGGCATAAATGCCTTCTTAACTACTTTACCATCGTTTGGATCTTTGACAGTAAATTGTTGTGTTGTAGTTACTTTTCTTGAAGCATCATAAGTTAATCCAGTGAATTCAAAAGACATTCTTGGCAAAGTAATTGCCGTTGGTTTATTTAAATCAGGAGATTGTTCAATTCTAGCAAGAAATTTTTGCGTCGGTCCATAAGCTAAAGGAACTCTAGTAACAGATCCCTCTTGCTGGATTTCCATTCCATTAAAAAGAGTTCCGAAAGCAATAATCGTTTTTCTAAATATCTCGTTATAAAAATACTCAAACATAGTTATAGACCTGGTATATTATTTAGGGTTGTCCAAATGGATTCTGTTCAGAGAAATCTAAAATAGCATCCGCTTGGGTTTCTATATCAAAATTGTCAGCAAATTCTTCATTATCTGGTACAGTATCTATAAGTCTTAGAACTCTAGCAGCACCTGATACAGATCCAGTCAACACTTCACCGACAACAAATGCACCATCCACAGATGCCACCTCTAAGATATTTGTTTCTGCATTCCATGTTCTAATTCTTCCTGTAGTTCCACTAGTTCCTCCAGTTACAATCTCATTGAATGCAAAATTACCTGATGAACTAGTATCTGGAGCTGCAATAGAAATAGTAGGTGCAACTGTGTAACCAGCACCAGCATTAATAAGATGAATAGCAGTTATGGTACCAGCAGCACTAACGATTGCTGTAGCAGCTGCTCCAGTGGTTGATATTCCTGTAAATGTAATAGCAGGTGAAGTTGTATATCCACCACCACCAGATGTGATAGTAACTATACCAACTGTTCCATGTTCTACTGTTGATGATGCAGCAGCAGAAACACAAACACCATCACCACCACCACTAAACGCTATTCCAGGCCCACCACCAAGAACTCCAGTATTAGTGTAACCAAAACCTGGATTTATTAAATGAACTGCTTGAACGACTTGTGCTTTTGGATTAGCACTATCTGTACAAACAACAATACCACCCAACATCTTTGCTGTTGCTATCCCAGTTAATCCACCAGCAGGTGCAGAACCAACACCTACAGTTGGTGCTGTTATATATCCTCCACCTCTATTTTTAACTGTAATGAATTGAATACCACCGTTTACAACACCCGTCAATGCAGTTGCTTGAGATGCGTTTCCAACCATTGTTAACGTGGTTGTAGTTCCTTGAATAGTATTAATACCATCATCAGTGGTTCCATCTATGTCATCACCAACTAGGTTGTCATCAATATCATCAATTCCAGTGGCAATAACTTCGTCTTCGTAACGGAATAGTTCACAATATAATTCATATACATAAAGATTCTGTAATTGGTAATATGGTTTAGCATATTCAATATCTTTAATTTCATAAACACGATCATCAAGGGGAAACCATATTAAATCACCAGATTTAGGTCTAGTTGATAACTTAATATTAGCTTGATCTTCAATTAAAGGACTAATATAACTCTCAAACCTCTCTCTAGAAATAACTAATCTAACCTCATCTTGAGATTGAATACCAAATTTTGATAGAAGATTTCCTGCACCAGAATATTGATCATAGTTATCTACGTACGCTTCTAAAGGTAATGCTAAATCAAATTTAGATTGAACAACTTCTCTAATTACTGATTTTTCAGTAGCAAACTTTCTGGGAAGATAAAATATCTCAACACCATAAGTTCTTAACTGTTCGTTTACTAAATCTTGAACTAAATTTTGTTCAGATGTAGTTCCTTGAGTAAAATAGGGATTAAGCACCATAACATTACCCTATCATATCTAGAGGTGGAAGTTCATAAGTATTGGACATCATCTCTTGAATCTTCTCAAGATCTTTTTCTGCATCATCATATATTTGTCTGCCATTTAATTCAATACCACCAGGAAGTTTAACTCCTTGAAACTTGATTAAGTTTTGACCCCACTGTCTCTTCATAAGAGCAGTTAGATATCTTTTCAAGAAAGAATCATTAAAAACTTTTGAATAGTCATTAGGATCTAAAGTTGAGAAACAATCAACTATAATATAATCATCTTTACTTACAGTATTCCAATCTATATCCATATATAATCTTTGCTGTCTTTTATTAAATCTTATTTGTTTTTGAGTTGTCAATAGGAAATTTATATCTTCAAGATATG